CCTCTTTTTTTGCGTGTCCTGCAAAAACCGGCTAAGGTGTTGTAACCCCGCGACAGAGAGAAATCATGAAGCACAAAGCAAACACGACATCAGCGCAGATTCGAGCGATGGTCAATGCGTCGGCACCTATTGCTGAGCCACCATCGTTCATAAGGTTGCGCGATTGCGATCAACCTTTTTGGAAGTCTATCATGCACTCGCGCACTCGTGACGAGTGGACGGAAAATGATTTGGTTGCAGCTGCACAGTTAGCTCGTTGCCAAGCCGACATCGAGCGCGAAAGTGAAATGCTGGATGCTGAGGGCTCAGTCGTAGACAACCGAGCCAATGCAAGGCTTGCCATTATCGAGATGCTTTGCAAGCGTGAGCTAGCGATCATGCGAGCACTTCGCATTGGAGGTACTGCTGCTGGTGAGCGCAAGGAGGATCTTGTAAAGGCTCGCAAGATACAGAGGCAGGCTGAAAAGGCTTTGTCTGAATTGTCGGATGATGAATTGCTAGCAACATGAGGCGCAAGAAACTGACTCGCGGCGAGCGGGTTTGCGCCTTCATTGAACGCTATTGCATCGTGCCCGAAGGGGATTTGCTTGGTAAGCCTATCAAGTTAGAGCCCTTTCAAAAGCGATTCATTCTCGACATTTACGATAATCCATCGGGAACCAGGCGCGGTTACCTTTCTATTGCTCGCAAAAACTCTAAGACTGCGACGATTGCTTGCATCTTGCTTGCTCACATTGCCGGACCTGAGGCAGTGCTTAATAGCCGGATTATTAGCGGCGCTATGAGCAAGGAGCAAGCAGCAGAGGTGTATAACTATGCAAGCAAGATGGTTAGCCTATCTAGCGAGCTTTCCAAGGTCATTAAGACTGTGCCAAGCAAGAAGATGCTCATTGGCATGGTTCGCAATGTCGAATATCAAGCGGTGAGCGCCGAAGGCAAGACTGCACACGGCAAGAGCCCTATCCTTGCAATCCTTGATGAGGTTGGACAGGTCAGAGGTCCGCATTCTGAGTTTATCGACGCGATTGTTACGAGTCAGGGGGCTTATGACAATGCTTTGCTGCTGGCTATTTCTACGCAGGCGGCAAACGATGGCGATTTATTCTCGATATGGTTAGACGATGCTATACAGAGTAAGGATTCGAGAATTGTCTGCCATCTGTACGCTGCGCCAGCATCTTGCGAGCTGCAAGACCGCGAAGCGTGGAAGGCTGCAAACCCTGCGCTTGGTAAGTTTAGATCATTGCGAGATGTTGAGGAACAAGCGGATAGGGCAAGCCGTATGCCGAGCTTTGAGCCTACCTTTCGCAACCTGATCCTGAATCAGCGCGTAGAGATGGTCAGTCCGTTTATATCCAAGAAAATATGGGAGATCAACGGCGGCGAGGTCGATCACACGGCGTTTTATGATAATCCGGTTTATGCAGGCCTAGACCTTTCAGGCAAGAATGACTTAACGAGCATGGTCCTGATTTGCAAGCCTAAAGACAAATGGCTTGTCTGGCCTTTTTTCTGGACACCAGAGAAAGGCTTAGCGGATCGCGCAAGAGCTGACCGCGCACCTTACGATGTCTGGCATAAAGAGGGCTTTATCAAGACAACACCAGGGGCATCTATCGACTACGAGACGGTTGCCAAGGACATTGCGGAGATACTCGGCGATGTTTCCATCGAGTCTGTGGCCTTTGATCGCTGGCGAATTGACCTTTTAATCAAGGAATTCAACGAAATAGGCGTAAAATTGCCGCTAATCCCGTTTGGTCAGGGCTTTAGGGACATGGCACCAGCGATTGACGCGCTCGAAACGGCTCTGCTTAACGAACAGGTTTCACACGCTGCAAACCCTGTTTTGACGATGTGCATGGCTAATTCGAGGGTCGAAAAGGATGCGGCAGGTAACAGAAAATTGAATAAAGCTCGCGCTACTGGCAGAATAGACGGGGCAGTTGCGCTTTGTATGGCCTTTGGCATCGTTTCGAAGCAAAACGACGAAGAAGAAGGCGATTTCGAAGGGTTTTTAGACACACCTCTTGCACTGGCGTAAACAATGGCGACACTTTTTCAGAGCTTGCGACGCTGGTTCGGTAACGTAGGATCGACCGGACAGCAAGAGGGTATCCAATACGGCGAGCCCTTTACAAAAGTATATGACATCAACAAGGATTACGGGATCGACGGAGCCCTGCAAGTCTCGGCGGTTTGGGCTTGCGTCGAGCTGCTCTCCGACAATATCGCCTCTTTACCATTGTTTGTCTACGAACGCGAGCCAGGCGCAGACGGTCACAAGAACTTAGCCCGAGGGACAGACCTTTGGAAGCTGCTTCACGACAATCCTAACCGCCGAAACACCCCGATGGAGTTTTGGCAGTTCATGACGATGAACTTTATCTTGCGAGGCAATGCTTATGCTCGCGTGGTTCGTAATGCAGCAGGTGAAGCAATCGAATTGCTACCCTTGAGCAGCGATCAAGTTGAGGTCGAGGTCGATTCAACCGGCAAAGTCATTTACAAGTACAGCTTCGAGGGCAAGATCATCGTCTACGACGAGCGGAGCATCTTGCACTGGAAAGACAAGGGCAACGGAATCTATGGCATGAGCCGCTTGGATTACATGCGAAGCTCGGTCGGTGTTGCTATCTCATCTCAGAATCATACCGAGCAGGGCTATCGCAAGAGCGGCAGGCGGCCAGGTGTATTCATGATTGACAAGTTGCTTACGCAAGAGCAGCGCGAGAAGATCAGGAAGAACTATTCCGGACTCGTTGAAGGCTCAGACGATGACTTGTTGGTGCTCGAAGCCGGCGCAAAGTTCGAGCCATTAAGCCTTTCGCCTGCCGATTTGCAATTGCTAGACACTCGGAAGTTCGCAGTCGAAGATATTGCTCGCTGGTTCGGTGTCTCAAGCGTGATGATTAACGACACAGCAAAGACAACCACATGGGGAACAGGGATTACCGAGCTTATCGAAGGCTTTTACAAGTTCAGGCTCAGGCCTATGCTTGAAGGGCTTGAGCAAGCCATTGAAAGGCGCGTATTAACGCCAGGACAGCGCGAAAAGTACACGGTCGAGTTCAGCTTAGACGCGATCTTGCGCGGATCGTTTAGAGATCGCCTAGAAGCAGCGTCGACAGCGGTCAATAACGGCCTTATGACGCGCAATGAGTACCGACAACTGGAAAACCTGCCGCCCAAAGACGGCGGAGACATCCTAACGGTGCAGTTAGCACTCACAAACTTAGAGAACTTAAGTGCCAATCCCAACCAATGAAATGGCGCGAGAAGCTCAGCGAGGGCTTGATTGGCGCAGCGAATTCGGGCGAGGCGGCACTGAGGTAGGCATCGCCAGAGCCCGTGACATTGTGAACAAACGCGATTTAAGCGAAGATACGCTCAAGCGCATGGTCAGCTTCTTTGCAAGACACGAAGTTGACAAAGATGCTGAAGGATTCCGCGAAGGTGAGGATGGTTATCCGTCTAATGGGCGTATAGCGTGGGCATTATGGGCTGGCGACGCTGGATGGGCTTGGGCGAAGCGTAAACTCGCGGAAATCGGAGATGAAAAAATGATACGCAAGGCAATTAACCTCGATTCGATGTCCTTAAAGTTCGCTGGAGATAGCGGGTTTGAGGGCTACGCGTCTGTTTTCGGTGGCGTTGACAGCTACAACGACACGATCATGCCTGGTGCTTACAAGTCTGTCATTGACCGCATCAAGGCTGGCGCAGCTCGTATGCCTAAGATGTTTGTCAATCACCATTCTTGGGATGTGCCCATCGGCAAGTGGATCAAGATGGAAGAGGACGAACACGGCCTATACGTCAAAGGCGAATTCACGCCAGGCATACCAGAGGCGCAAGCAGTCAAAGCTGCCATGCAACACGGCACCATTGACGGATTGTCAATCGGCTACATGCTTCAGCCTGACGACATTGAGTTTCATGAGGATGTTCGCATCATCAAGAACATTTCCGAGCTCGCAGAGGTAAGCATCGTTACTTTCCCTGCTGATTCTGCTGCTAGGGTAGACCTTGCAAGCGTTAAAAGCTCTTTGGAAAGCATCAAAACTTTGAGAGAATTTGAAAACTTCTTGCGGGATGCAGGTGGGTTTTCTAAGTCTTTGGCAACGGCCACGGCAGCACGAGCCAAAGAGGTACTGAATCGGAGAGAGTCTGATTCGAAATTGCCGGACGATTTGCAGCGTTTAATCGCGCTCAACCTCCTCCAATCACGGACTCTGTAAGGAATATCATGGACGAAATCAAAGCACTGGCCGAAACCCAGGCCAAACTCTTAGACACCAGCCGCGAGCTTAAGGGCTGGATGGAAAAAGCCAACAACGAGATTGAATCGGTCAAGAAGTTGGACAGCGAAACCAAAGCAGCTCTCGACAAACTCAGCACGAAAGCCGCTGAACTTACTGACAAGTGCCTAGACCTTGAGCGTCGCATCTCTGATGCTGGCTCGACCGAAGGCAAGAGCGAAACCGCGGGCGAATTACTCACCAAGTCGGAAGCATTTTTGGCTATGTCAGCAGGTCGCAGCAAGTTTGCTCGCGTTGAGCTCAAGACCGCCATCGTCAACGCAACCGGCCAGAATCAGCCACTCGTTGCTGACATGCGCGTACCTGGGATTATCAACAATCCCAATCGCGTACTGACGATTCGTGATCTTATGCCCGTTGGTCGCACTGCTAGCAACCTTGTGCAGTTCACGAAGGAAAACGTTTACACGAACAACGCTGCAGCGCAGTACAGCAGCCCAAATCGTGAGAACGTTACCAAGCCTGAGAGCGGCATCACCTTCACGCTCGCAAACGCTGCTGTCGTGACACTTGCTCACTTCATCCCTGTTAGCCGTCAGGTTCTCGATGATGCGCCTCAGCTTGAGTCGTACGTCAATGGCCGTCTGCTCTATGGCTTGAAGTTGGAGGAGGAAGATCAGCTGCTTAACGGCGCTGGCACTTCCGGTTCGTTGTCTGGTTTGTTGGCAAGCGGCAATAACACTGCCTACAACCGCAGCGCAACTGGCGACACCCGCATCGATACCCTTCGCAAGGCAATCACTCAGGCAGCACTGAGCGAGTACGCAGCCGACGCGATTGTTATCAACCCTGAGGACTGGGAAGCCATCGAACTGACCAAAGCAACTGATGGTCAGTACATCATGGCTAACCCAATGGCACTTGCTGGCCCTCAGCTCTGGGGCAAGCGCGTTGTCGCTACCAACTCGATCGCTGAAGGAACGTTCTTGGTTGGTGCTTTCACGATGGGCGCTCAGGTTTGGGATCGCATGGACGCAGCTGTCCAGATTTCTTATGAAGATGGCGACAACTTCAAAAAGAACATGGCAACGCTGCTGGCCGAAGAGCGTCTCGCTCTGACGGTCTACCGTCCTGCCGCCTTTATCAAAGGCACGTTCTAATGCCAACGCCGAGGACGGGAGAAAGCGAACGCGATTTTGTCAGCCGTTGTATATCTGACTCCGAAGCAAGACGCGATTTCCCTGACTCGGCACAACGCGCAGCCTTTTGCTACGCGACATGGCAGAATAGGCCCAAGGTCACAAGCCCTGGGCCTTTTTCATCACCCGCGAAGAAATTATGCAACTTATTGAAGTCTTAGCACTGCAACACTTTGCAGACTCCAGAATTGGAAGCGTCACACGCAAGCAACGCCTCAAACTACCGATTGGACTCGCTGAACAGCTAGAGTCAGCCGGTTGCGTTGAAATCCTAAACCCTCGCAGGACAGTTCGCACAATGCCGTCAGCCTCAGAGACCACGGACGCTGGCGGGGCGAGACTGTCTGTATCTTCGCCTCCGGCCCAAGTCTCACCGCAGAGGATTGCGAGCTCGCTGGCACAAAGCCTTGGCGATTTATCGCAATCAACGACAGTTACAAACGAGCCCCCTTTGCAGACGTTCTCTACGCATGTGATGGACAATGGTGGAAGGTCTACCACCAAGAAGCGAGGCAGGCCTTCAAAGGCGAGCTATGGACTCAAGACGAGTTTGCCGCAACAAAGTACGGAATCCATCGCATAGGCTCTGAATCGCATCCTGGGCTTGGACTTCATGACAAGATTCATCAGGGCGGCAACAGTGGCTATCAGGCTATCAATCTTGCGTATCTCTGGGGCGCTGACAGAATCATCTTGCTTGGGTTTGATTGCGGCCCTAGCTTAAAAGGCGAAGCGCACTGGTTCGGCCAGCATCCGCCAACGCTAACAACAACACAGCCCTATGAGCTCTGGCGAGCTAAATTCCCAAGGCTTGCAGCAGACTTGCAAAAGCAAGGCGTAGAGGTTATCAACGCAAGCAGACACACTACGTTGACATGCTTTGAACGCAAACCGATAGACCAATGCTAACCCTACTGACAACCACCGGAGAAAGGCAGCGAGCTTGGGATTTGTGCCAAATCTGGATGGCAAGGCAGACCTATAGCGGACCCGTTCGCTGGGTCATCGTAGACGATGGTAAGCAGCAACAACAAACGACATTCAGCCGCAAGCACTGGGAGCTGGTTTTTGTAAGACCGGAGCCGTTCTGGGATGGCTCAAACACACAAGCAAGGAACCTACAGGCAGGGCTTGCACAGATTGGCGGCATCGAGTGGGTTGTCATCATTGAAGATGACGACTATTACGCACCACAATGGCTTGAGACTATTTTCGGTCAGTTTAAGAACGCTGAGCTCATAGGCGAACGACGTGCTCGTTATTACAATGTGCAAACCAACATTTGGCGACGCATGGAGAACATGACTCACGCTAGCCTGTGCTCCACGGCTATGCGTAGCAATGCGTTAACACTATTTCGAGATATTGCGACAACCGAGTACAAATTCATCGACATCGTGCTATGGGAAAAGGCTAAATCAAGACACTTGTTCGACTCGCAGCTCACAGTCGGCATCAAAGGATTACCAGGGCGAGCAGGTATAGGCTCAGGGCATGATCGACATTTCTATGGAGAATTTGACCGCGATGGGTCAAAACTGAGAGAATGGCTCGGGGCAGATTCTCAGTATTACATGAACGATAAGGACGGCAAGAATGCTACCCAAGCTGATCGCACAGGGCGACCAATCCGTTGAGCCTATTACGCTGGCACAGGCCCAGTTGCATTTGCGCTTGGATTTGGAGGCTGGGCAGCATCCAGATGATTCGTTAGTATCTGCACTCATCACCGTTGCTCGGCAGGATGCTGAGAACTATACGGGCTTGGCGCTGACGCAGCAAACTTTCGTAGCCTATTACGACGAATTCCCCACAGACGATTTAGACCTTGGTATTTGGCCGGTGAGATCGATTACGTCTGTTCAATATGTCGATAGTGATGGAAATACTCAGACGCTTTCGTCGACCGCCTATCGTTTAGACCCTAACGACAAGCCAGCGGTCCTGCAATACGTTGACGCATGGCCTCAGACTAAGGCACAAAAGAACGCAGTTACGGTTACTTTTGTTGCTGGCTATGCAGCTGGAAGCCCTACGCGCTGGAACCTTCCGAAACCGATCTATCAAGCGATGCTTATGATGATCGGGCATTTGTACGAGAACAGAGAGAGCGTCAACGTCGGAAACATGGTCACAGCTTATCCGCTTGGGATGATGCACCTTTTGACACCTTATCGAATCAAGATGGGGATCTGATGTGCGAGCTGGCAAACTTAACCGACGCATTCGGATACAAGAGCAGAGTCTTTCCGTCGATGATTACGGGCAGCAGATTGAGACTTGGGCAGATATTGCAATTGTCTGGGCAGCGATTAAGCCTGTCAAAACAACATCTGCGCGAGAGAAGGTTAAGGCTTTTGAACTTAGCCCAGACATTACGCACGAAATCACCGTACGTTACAACGTCAATTTCCTGCCTGCCTCGATTACTGATTCTCGGCGCATCGTTTACCAAAATCGCGTTTACAGTATTGCCGCTGCTTATGACATCGAGGAAGATCGGAAGTCGATTGTTTTTGAATGTAAAGATTCTGGCATTGTCTTGCAGGGAGAAATTGAGAAATTCACGCTTGAAAACGGCGATATTCTTATCCTCGAAAACGGCAATTATTTGATTCTGGAGTAAATATGGCCGACGTAAAGATCTCACAGTTAAACGACGGATCGCCAGCTCAATCTGCCGATGAAATTCCGGTTACTCGCGGCGCTAGTAATTTCAAAATCTCCGCTGGCGATATTGCCGATTTAGTTATTGGCAATCTGACTGCATCTAAGCCAGTTTTCACAAACTCAGACAGCGAGCTTGTAAGCACTGGGACAGTGCCACTAAACCAAGGTGGCACAGGTGCGACTACAGCATCAAATGCTCGAACCAATCTTGGTCTTGGCTCTATAGCGACCCAAGACGCGTCATCGATTGCAATTACTGGAGGATCAATTGCTGGAATCACTGACCTGGCGGTTGCAGACGGTGGTACTGGGGCTAGCACTGCTTATGCTGCAAGGGTTAACTTACTCCCGTCATATGCTAGTAACGCTACGAAGGTGCTTAAGGTCAATGCTGGCGCGACTGACGTAGAGTGGGGAGAAGAAAGCTCTGGAGGTGTTACAAGCGTCACTGCTGGCACAGGTTTAAGTGGTGGCACGATTACCAGCACTGGGACTATCGCTCTTGCCACGGCATATGGCGACACGACTAATCCTTATGCGGCCAAGACAGCAAACTATGTGCTTGCTGCACCTAACGGATCGTCTGGAGTGCCTACGTTTAGGGCTCTAGTCGCTGCTGATATTCCGACGCTCAATCAGAGCACATCAGGTAATGCGGCAACTGCCACAGCGTTACAGACCGCCAGGACGATCAACGGCGTGTCATTCGATGGCACCGCAAATATCACGATTGCAGACAGCACAAAGCTGCCTTTAGCTGGCGGGACAATGACAGGGGCGATCAGCTTTGCTGCTGGTCAAACATGGCCTACGTTCAATCAAAATACGACAGGCACAGCCTTGAATGTCACTGGTACTGTAGCCATTGCAAACGGAGGCACTGGTGCGACCACTGAGTCAGGCGCAAGGACAGCTTTAGGAGTACCGGCAAGCCCTACAGGTACAAACGCGCAATTGCTTGCCAACAATGGCTCTGGAGGCTTTTCCAACGTTACTGTAGGCTCAGGGCTCAGTCTAAGCAGCGGAACATTAACCGCTACTGGCGGAGGCTCAGGAACAGTCACATCTGTTGGTTTAACCATGCCCAGTGGGTTTACGGTTGCCAATTCTCCAGTAACAACTTCCGACACGATTGCTGTCACGACTAGCCTAAGCGGGATTCTTAAGGGCAACGGATCAGGATTTACAACAGCGACAAGCGGCACAGACTATGCGCCTGCAACGAGCGGCACTTCGATTCTGTACGGCAATGGCTCCGGTGGCTTCAGTAACGTCACCATAGGTGCCGGCCTTAGTTTTAGCGCAGGAACACTCTCAACTACTGGTGGTGGATCGGGTACGGTTACTTCGGTTGATGTTTCTGGTGGCACGACTGGTCTTACAACGTCTGGTGGCCCAATAACATCATCTGGAACTATTACGCTTACTGGAACTTTGGCTGTCGCTAATGGTGGCACTGGCATTACATCGTTTGGCTCTGGCATAGCAACATGGCTAAGAACGCCAACATCGGCTAATTTGGCCGCTGCTGTTAGCGATGAAACTGGCACAGGTGCGCTTGTTTTTGCAAACACGCCAACATTTGTAACGCCTGTGCTTGGTACGCCAACATCCGGCAATTTGAGCAACTGTACAGTCGATGGCACTAATAAGGTTGGTTACATTGGAGCGCCGCAAAGCACCAATACAACCGTAGCTGCAAGCGATGCAGGTAAGCACATTTACTTTACAGGCGGTTCAACTGCGACGCTTACCGTCAATACAAACACAACAACGCCGATAGATGTTGGTACCACGATTCTTGTTGTCAACAACAACAGCGGTAATTTAACGATCTCTGGTGCTGGTGTTACGTTTCAACTAGCCAACGGCGCAACAGGTAACAGGACGGTGGCAACAAAAGGCATGGCAACTTTGCTCAAGGTCGCAACTGATACTTGGTATGTCTCTGGAGCGGGAGTGACCTAATGGCTGGCGCACTCACGGCGATGGTGGCTTCCATTTTTGCTGAGGCTTCAGGACCGCCTCCCTCCGTTGAATATTTAGTTGTTGCTGGCGGGGGCGGGGGCGGTGGAAGGGCTGGTGGTGGCGGCGGTGCTGGTGGATATAGAACGGCAAGTGGGTTTGCTGTTTCTGCTGGGGTAGCAATTACGGTAACAGTAGGTGCTGCTGGTGCTGCTTCCGGAGCTGGTTTTGGTGCTAAAGGCGGGAATGGAACCGACTCTGTTTTTTCTACGATTACAGCAACTGGTGGCGGTGGAGGTGGTGCTGGTGCCACAGGATCTGCTGCATCGGAAACAGGAAACAATGGTGGATCGGGGGGTGGTGAAGGTTCCAGCGGATCGGCTCCAGGATCTCCTGGGTCTGGGAATACACCAAGCACTAGCCCATCTCAAGGAAATAACGGGGGTAATGCTGCTTCATCTGATAACGGAGCTGGCGGTGGCGGTGGTGCAAGTGCCGTTGGAAGTAATGGCAGCGGAGGGACGGCTGGTAATGGCGGCGCTGGTTCAGCATCTTCTATAACGGGTTCATCGGTAACTTATGCTGGCGGCGGTGGCGGTGGGATTATTAGCTTTAAGACAGCGGCAGGTTCTGGTGGTGCTGGCGGGGGTGGTGCTGGCAGTAAATCAGGCGATGGAACAGGTGGATCGCCAAACACTGGTGGTGGCGGTGGAGGGGGGGCAGTAGCAAGTGGTGGAACGCCGTCGTATAGCGGCGGCGCAGGCGGCTCCGGTGTAGTCATCATCCGTTACGCAGACAGCTATGCCGCAGCAACCTCAACTACAGGTTCGCCAACGATCACAGTCTCTGGCGGTTATCGTATTTACAAATGGACCGGCAACGGCTCCATCACATTCTAGGAGTGCAGATGGCTCACTTTGCAAAACTAGACGAAAACAATGTCGTGCTTGAGGTGCATGTCGTTCACAACAATGAGCTGCTTGATGAAAATGGCGTTGAACAAGAACATAAAGGGATTGATTTCTTAATTAACTGGTCAAACGGGTATTTGGCTTGGAAGCAAACAAGTTACAACGGATCATTTAGGAAGAATTACGCAGGGATTGGCTACACCTACCGAGCAGACATTGACGCGTTTGTGCCGCCTAAGCCTTTTGCCAGTTGGACGCTTAACTCAGACGCTCAGTGGGAAGCGCCAGTAGCGATGCCCGCTGACGGAAAAATGTACAGTTGGGACGAATCGACTCTAAATTGGATTGAGAGTGGAACGGGAATTTGAAGTCACTGGTCTTGCTGAGCTCTACACAGCATTGCAAGAACTACCCGTAAGGATCGAGCGCAACATCACTCGTGGTGCTTTGCGAGCTGGCGCTGCTGTGTTTCGAGATGAGGCAAGGGCTAATGTCCCTAAAGATTCCGGTTTTCTTCGCAAGTCCATCAAGTCGGAGTCAGACGTTCGTCGTGGCAAGGCATACGGATACGTCAGAATCGATCGCAATAAAGGCGGTGCTTTTTACGCTCACATGCTCGAATTCGGGACAGCCAGCTATTACGCTGGAAGCGGTCGAAGTAAGCGTCAGCCCTATCGCATCCCAAAAGCGACGATCGGCAGGAGGAAAACGGCGAACACTGTTGCGAAGAGGCTAAAATTCAACACACCTGGTGGCTTTGTTATTCGCAATGCTGTGATTCATCCAGGTATTAAGCCCACGTTTTTTATGCGTAAAGCATTCGACCGCAAGCAAAAAGAAGCGATGGATGCTTTTAGGTTGTACGTTGAAAACAGATTGCCTATTGAGGTTGCAAAGCTAAGATGAGTGCGGAACTAATCGTTGCAGAGCTGCTAAAAGACGCGTCGATTACTGCACTGATCGGTACGCGCAATGCGCTTGTGCAGCTTCCAAAGAATACAAACTATCCTGCCTTGGTTTACACGGTCATTGAGACAACGCCTGACCCAGTGCTGGCTTATCAAGCAGCCGATCAAATGGCTCGCGCTCGAATCCAATTCAATCCGCTTGCAAAAAACATTGCTACAGTGAAGCAAATACTTACTGCATTGCGAACTCTGCTCGATTTCAAGCATAATGATACTGTTTTGGGGCATCTTATTGTGAGTTGCCGCTTAGACAATATCGGCCCTGTGGACCGAGACAATGATATTGGTGTCTGGACTCAGCCAGCCGATTACATGTTGATGTACTACGAGTGACCCCGTCGGGGCTTTTTAACTGGAGAAAACCATGACTGTCGCAACCTCCGCAGGCTCAACCCTCAGGGTCACATCGTCTGCACCTGCAACCTATGATTCGAGCGGTTACAACACGCTCTTTAACGCATCGCCCGCACCTGCTTTGGTTGGCGAGATCACCGACCTTGGCGAGTTTGGCCGAGAGTTTGCGCTGGTGACGCACAATCCCGTCGGCACTCGCGGCACTCAAAAGTTTAAGGGTTCATTCAACGAAGGCACGATGTCGCTTTCGCTCGGCCTTGATACCGACGATGCTGGTCAGATCATTATGAAAGCAGCTTCGCTTTCTGACAACGATTACAGCTTCAAGGTCACGACTCAAAACGGCGACAAGTATTATTTTCGTGCCAAGGTCATGAACTTCAAGGTTAGCGTTGGTTCGGTCGATTCGATCACCACTGCAACCTGCTCGCTCGAAATTACCACCAATTCTGCTGGCGTTGGCATTGTCGAAGCGTTAGCTGCTTAATTGGAAAACCAAGCACCTGCCCCACGTCCGCCTGACTCTTCGCGGGGTCAACGGGCTGGGGGTAAGGGCAAACATCCCCGCGAAGGATCATTTACCATGTTTGATATTTCTACGCTTGCTGTCAACGACACTACGATTGTTGAACTTGAAACGCCTGATGGCGACCCTCTGCATAACGAAAAGGGTCAGCCGCTAAGCATCACGATCTACGGTCCAGGCTCAAAGCCCTTTCAGAAAGCTCAAAGCATCCGCAATCGCGCAGTGCTGGAGTTCGTAAAAAAGGGTGGCAAAAAGATGAAGGACAACGAGCAGCGGGAGCTCGATGCAGAGTTCTTGGCATCCTGCACTGTGTCTTTTAATAACTTTGGTTACAAAGACCTGACCGGCTATGAGATGTTCAAAGCGGTTTATCTTGACGCGACGATTGGATTTATTAGCGAACAAGTCAACAAGCATATTGGTGACTGGTCAAATTTTATGCAGAAGTCGCAGAAGAATTAACGCTCTACGCTCGCCAGCTCGGGTGGTTTCACTCCACCCCTAAAAGGTCAGAGTCCGTAAGCAAAGAAAAGCCTGTCACGCGGCAGCAGGATATTTTGAATCGTGGCGGCACTCCGCTCATGCCGGAGCTGCAAGCCGAGTATCTCCTTGGATACTGGACATCGCTTGGCATGGTCGAAAATCACGGCCAAGGCCCAAGCCCTTTATCTCCATCAACCGTGAAAGATTGGGCAGACTCCATCTGCATTGATTTGCAACCCTGGGAGTTTGCTATTCTTTTGGCTATGTCGCGGTTATACTTGGACGAATTCAGACAGGCTGAGTCACCTGATAGACCACCGCCGTATGGCGACCCAGTAAACACGTTTGACCGCGCAGCAGTAAGCAAGAAACTCGGAAACGCATTCAAGGCATTTATTCAGGCTAAAAAATGAACGGAACAGTTGGAACGCTTACGATTGAGATGGCTGCAAACATTGTCCGGCTACAGCAGGACATGGACAAGGCTAAAAAGACGGTAGACAGCGCGATGGGTAGCGTTGAAAAGTCTATTGATCGCGTCACGACTGCTATTGGTGCCATTGCCGGTGCTTTATCCGTACAAGCCTTTACAACTAAGCTCATCCAAGTGCAGCGCGAGTTCGACATTCTCAACTCATCGTTGATTACGGTTACAGGTTCCAGCCGCAACGCTGAGATCGAGTTTGCTTGGATCAAGAACTTCGCAGCCACCACGCCTTTTAGCCTTGCGGAAGTAACTAGCGCATTTATTAAGATGAAGGCGTTAGGATTAGACGCTAGCGCAGATGCTCTTAAAAGCTATGGCAACACAGCGAGCGCGATGGGTAAGAGCCTCAATGATCTTATCGAAGCTATCGCTGATGCTGCAACAGGTGAATTTGAGCGACTCAAAGAGTTTGGCATCAAGGCCAACGCTGAGGGTGACCGCGTAACGTTAACTTTCCGAGGCGTGAGCACCAACATTGGCAAGAACGCTGCCGAGATTACGCAGTATCTTCGCTCGATAGGCGAGGTTGATTTTGCTGGCGCAATGGAGAATCGAGCAAACACGCTTGACGGTGCTATCAGCAACCTTAGCGACACTTGGGATGAGCTTTTTAGGACGGTCAACAAGGGCTTGTTTGGCGATCTTTTGCTCGACTCTGTGCGTGGACTAACATCGCTGCTATCAGGTCTTGGAAGCGGCGTAACGACGCTTGGCGACGCTATTGAGCGCAATAAGACACAGCTGATGATCTGGGCTGCAATCTTTACGGGCGGCGCTCTGCTTGCTGCTCTGCCGCTTATCACTGCCGCTGTTGGCGCTCTCACGACCGGCGTGATCGCTCTATCTGCTGCCTTTGCTGCTAATCCGGTTGCGCTTGCAATCATGGCTGTAACTGCTGCCGCTGTGCCAGCAGTCAACGCAATAAGCGCAATGGTTGCTGAGAACAAGAAAGCCGAGTCCGCGACCAAGGCGGTTTATGAAACAGAATCTCAACGCGCTGCATTCTTAGAAGCAAACGCTTCGCCAGCGCAACAGAAACAAATTGCACTGACTAAAGAACAGATCAAAGAGATTGAAAAGCAAGAAGAGGCTTACAAGAAGCTCATTGAGAAGTTGCGCGAGCAAAACTCTGAAATGCTGCTTGAGGAAGCCAATCACGGCAAGCTGACAGCGGCGCAAAGGCAAGCCCTGGACGTTATGCTGCAAATCCAAAACGGCACGCTTAAGCTCACCGAGCAGCGCAAGCAAGAGATCGTGGAGATTCTGAACGCTAATATCGCACTAGAAGCCGAGGCTAAAAAACGCGAGGATGCGAAGAAAGCCGCCGAAGAGCAAACAAAGGCTTACGAGAAGGTTACCAGCTCAATTAGCGATCAAATCCAAAAGCTCGCTGACGGTCTTGGTCCGCTCAATGAAATGACTGCCGGACAAAGAGCAGCTTATGATGTATTAATCAAATACTTGCCAGAGCTCAATAAACTAAACGACGATCAGAAAATTAGGATTCGTCAGTTGATAGAAGAGCTGATCGAGCAAGAAGATTTGAATCAGGCCTTAAAAGACGGTGAGGCAAGTTACGGTAGATACAAAGACGCTCAACAAAAATCCTACGATCAGCAAAGAAAGACTATTGAAGGCATCGACGCTGAGATTGCAAAGCTCCGAGAGAGCCAGTCACAGGTCGGGCTTACCGCTAAAGAGATTGGGCTTTTAGAGGTTGCAAAAATCAGAGATCGAGCAGCATCGATGGATCGTGCCTCACAGCTTGCGTTGGAGGCTGATTTTGACGCTGAAACGGCAGAGAATTATAGACTGCAAGCCGTTAGACTTAGAGAATTAGCCGACCTAAAAGAACAAGGCGTACACGTTCAATCCGCAAAAGATGCTGCTGAGGCTTGGAAGAAAACAACCGATGAACTCTCGAGAGGTTTAACCGATGCGTTGATGCGCGGTTTTGAATCTGGCAAAGGTTTCTTCGACAACCTGCTCGACGTGCTTAGAAACAAGTTTAAGGCTTTCGTTGCCGAATCAATCATCAAGCCTTTCATGGACGGTGTTGCTGAGGGCATCACAGCTCTGACAAATCCACTTACCTTGTCAATCAAGTCTCTCGTGTCATCAATTATGAGCCCAATTACGGGCGTAATTCAAAGCACAATGAGCTCTGTAGCAAGCGGCCTTGGGTTAACTTTACCAGGAGCCACTTCTGCAGCCGGAGGAGCTGCCGCTGCTAGCATTATTGGTGGCGGCGCTGCCGCTACTAGCATTGGTCAGGGAGGTCTTGCAGTTCTTGGTGAAGGCGCAGGAGCTGCAGCTGCTGGCGGCGGTGTCTTAAGTGCTATTGGGTCGAATGTTGCAGCAGCGGGATCAGCTATTGCGTCTGGAGCTACCGCAATTGCTGGCGGTATAAGCTCAGGTATCTCTGCTGCCGCTACAGCGCTTGGACCTGCTGGATTAGCCGTACTCGGAGCCGCTGCTATTGCGTCTGTTTTAGACGGAGGCGAAACACGCCAGGGCGGTCGTTATTCGTGGACTAGGGGCTCTGGTTTATCCTTTGCAGGCGGTCCTTCCGGAGGTGAGATACAAGGCCCAGAGATAAGATCACAAATCGACGATTATGTTGCGTCAATAAATGCTCAATTAAGCAGTCTTGGCAGCGCAGCTATGGTCGAAAGCCTCGCTTTCGGACTTGAAAGCTCGAAAAATGGCAAAGGTGGCACGTTCTTAGGTGGTAGGTTGACCACAGGTCAAACATTTGGAGATAACGTCTCAAGCCCTAACGCTTGGAACTACAGCGAATCACTCACGCCAGAGCAAGCGGCGGCGCAGTTCCAATCCGAGGTTAGTTTTGGTGCTGCTGACGCTATTGCAGCTGCGCTTGGTCGAGCAAGAGGCACATCGCCTGGTGCGGGCAGCGGAGGCAGCTCTGGCTTGCAAGACTATGACCAAGACTTAACCGGCCTAGCCACTGGCACAAACTTTGTGCCAAGCGATATGGTTGCTATGCTGCACAAAGGCGAAGCGGTCGTGCCAGCACAATACAACCCTGCTGTCGGCGGCGAAAACGTCGTAGCAGCAGAGATTAGGTCGCTGAGAGATGAGGTCGTGCAACTGCGATTTGAGGCTCGTGCTACGGCTATCAACAGTGCGAAGATGGCTCGCTTGCAAGATAACTGGGACGTTCGTGGCCTGACGGTCAAGACCGATGTTGACCAGCCACTTGAGACGGTGACTGTATGAAACTTTTAAAGCCAGTTACTTTCACTCCGGCGATGCTTGATTACAGCAACGCACCAGAAACTTATGCTGCTTGGTCATCGGCAACCACTTATGCCAAAGACGCAATCGTTGACTACGCAACGCACTACTACATAAGCCTTGTAAACAACAACACAAACCATATTCCTGACGAAGCAGGCTCTACATACTGGGCTTTCTATAGCTCAGATAACACACATGCCATGTTCGACGGTCAACTATCGACGCAGACCACGGCAACAACTAATTTGACCGTAAGACTCATTCCGAGCCCTTACTTTGTAGACTCGATTGCGCTTATCAATATCAGCGCGACTGCATGTCGAGTCATTATTACGGACAACGGCGCAAGCCCTCCGATTTACGACCAGACATTTGACCTTGAGAGCAGTGTTGTAACGGACTGGTATGAATACTTTTTCGAACCCTTTAGCCTGGAAGATCAGCTTGTCATAACCGGCTTACCGATCAGACTCAGCGCAGAAATGACCGTGATTCTTACTGGTGGGTCTATTGCCATTGGGGAGCTTCTTTTCGGCACGATGTATACGCTAGGCGACTACGGGACGGAGCTAGGCGCAACCATAGGTATTATTGACTACAGCAAAAAAGACACCGACCCCGACACGGGCGTTGTAACCTTCCAAGAACGCGCTTATTCCAAGCGAATGAGCGCATCTTTTTACTTGCCGAATACGAGTCTAAAATCGGTTCAGAAAATACTTGCCGACGTTCGCGCTATCCCGTCCGTTTACATAGGCTCAAGCGACGAGGATTATGAGCCACTTGTAGTTTATGGCTTTTATAGAGACTTCAGCATTGATATTGCGTACCCAACGCGCTCACTATGCCGCATTGAAATCGAGGGTTTGATATGACAATCACCGCATTACCAACACCGCCGAGCAGAGATGACCCAGCGAATTTCGCAACCAGAGCCGATGCTTTTTTGGGAGCATTACCGGACTTTGCAACCGAGGCCAACGCTTTAGCCGCTGCTGTTAATGCTGACGAAATCGCTGCTGATGCCTCTGCAACCGCTGCTGCTTCATCAGCAAGCGCTGCTGCGTCATCTGCCAGTTCAGCCTCATCTTCAGCGAGCGCAGCTTCATCATCTGCTAGTGCCGCTAGCGCAAGCGCATCAGCTGCCGCTGCTAGCTATGACAGCTTCGACGATCGCTACTTAGGCGCAAAGAGCAGCGATCCTAGCGTAGACAACGACGGTAATGCACTGATTACAGGTGCGCTCTACTTCAACACGACAGCAAACGAAATGCGTGTCTATAGTGGTAGCGCATGGGTCGCAAGCTATTTGCCAGCAGGGAGTTATCTAACTCTTACTGGCGGCACAATGACCGGCAATATCACATTTGCAGCTGGTCAAAGTTTTGATGCCTCTAAGATTACAGGCTCTGTTGCAATTGCTAACGGTGGTACAGGCGCAACGACACAATCTGGAGCCAGGACAAATCTAGGGCTTGCTATCGGTACGGACGTTCAGGCTCATCTTGTTAGCGGTACTAACATAAAAACTGTAAATAGCTCAAGTCTACTTGGCTCTGGCAATTTATCAGTCGGTACGGTTACATCTGTTGGTGCAACCGCAGGAACTGGCATAAGCGTATCTGGAAGCCCTATTACATCTTCGGGGTCTTTAACCATTACCAATACGGGCGTTACATCGCTAACAGCGGGTACAGGCATATCGGTTAGCGCATCAACAGGCGGTATAACCGTTTCAACATCTGTCGGCATGACTGAGATTACATCAGCTTATGCCTCATCATCGACTTCATATTCAGTCAGTTTGGATTTCAATGCTTATAAATATTACACTCTAATTTGTACAGCGGCTAACACTGGTTCAAACTGTGATATATCAACTATACGTTTCAATAACGATACTGCTACCAGATATAGTTACTATACACTTTATGGCAGCAGTTATAACTATTTTACGGGTTCAAACTCAATATCTAATAGCACTATTCAGAACGGAGGCAGCCTCTTTCTTAATATATGCACTCGTAGTAACAGCGCTTTAGGTGGGGTTGTAGTATCTGGAGGGGGAGGAAGCCAAAGTACTACTACAATATTCTCGGGGGGTTATAGTGCGTCTGCTTCGATTACATCCATACAATTTAACGCAACAGGTTATTGGATACTCTACGGTGTTAAATAGGAAACAATCATGCCAGTAATTAAAAGAGTCTTAGTGCATTTACACGACGAAGGCCAGCCAGTAACTACGGAATGGCAAGAAATACCTTACTCAAGCCAAAAAGAAATGGTAAGGCCGTTTCGTAATTCACGACTAGCTGCTACAGATTGGACACAGCTACCAGATGTGCCAGAAGCTACCCGATTAAAGTGGCAGGCATATCGCCAAGCTCTGAGGGACATGCCAGAAAACACACCGGACGATGTTGCTTTTGAAAACGAGGCTGATCTTCCGTGGCCTCCAATGCCTGAATAGCAATCATTCGATTAAAATCTAGCCATGACACCCGAGCAAAAGTCAGACGTTATTAGCGAAGCAGCAAAAGCCGCACCTCCGATTGCGATCACTACTGCCGTGACTGTCGGCGGTATGACTATTAATGAATGGGTTGCCATTGCCACGCTGATCTACATTGTGTTACAGTCCGGATGGCTTGTCTGGAAGTGGTATCACGCTATAAAAGACAAGAAGAATGCGAGTTTATCCTCCGATAGTTAAAGTTGTTTGGGAGGATGCCGCTCACGACACACTAGGCTGGGGTGAAAGCCTAGAAAAAGCCAAAGCGTTTCAAGTACCTGTCATTGTCAGCGTTGGATACTTAGTCGCTGAGAATAAAAAGGGTTTGAAGATTTGTCAGTCTATTACGGACGACGCTATTGCTCAGAGCTTGGTAATTCCTCGCAAGATGATTATCAGCATCGAGCGAAAGGCTTGGCAGTGCGTAAAAAATCGGAAGATGAAGAATTCATCAGGGTCTGGAAAGAGCTAGGCAGTCCAACTAAGATTGCAGATCGCATAGGTCTTACGCTTCGCAATGTGTACGAGCGACGAAGGGCAATCGAGAAAAAATACAACATCCTTTTACCAACAAAAGACGCTCGTTTTACCTTACCTGAGAATCGTAAACGAGCGACGCTAGAAACTGAAGGTTATGTGATCGTATTCTCTGACGCTCACTTCATGCCTGGAGAGCCTTCTGCGGGCTTTAATGCGCTCTTAAAACTTATCAAGACACTTAAACCTAAAGCAATCATTGCAAACGGAGACATCCTCGACGGTGGCACCATTTCAAGATACGGACCTATGGACTGGGAACCAGTCACTAGCCTGCGCGACGAACTCGAAGCAGTGCAGTGGCATATGGATCAGATCGTCAAGGCTTGCAAGGGCTTAGGAACTTTTCTGCATCGCACTACCGGCAACCATGACATCCGCTTCGATAGAAAGCTAGCGGGTACGGTACCTGAGTTCAAAGGCATCGCAGGAACAACACTTAAAGATCATTTACCTGAGTGGTCTGTAAGCTGGTCAGTGATGGTCAATAACATCTGCATGGTAAAGCACAGGCTTCAGCATGGCGGTATTCACTCTGGTTATAACAACGTCTTGAAGGCTGGCATATCGACCGTGAGCGGCCATACACACCTGCTGGATGTTAAAGGCTGGGGCGACTATCGCGGTAGGCGTTATGGTGTAAGCACAGGAATGCTTGCAGACCCATGCGGCAATCAGTTTGGATATACCGAGGATAATCCTTTGCCTTGGTGCTCAGGCTTTGCTGTGCTGCACTTTACAGATGGTCTACTCTTACCGCCTGAGCTGGTCGAGGTCATCGAAGGAACAGCCTATTTTCGAGGAGAAGCCATTGCGTAGAGCTATTGCAAGCCTATCGCTTAGTGCGGCAGCTTTGATAGGTATCGCTGTGCACGAGGGCTATTCTGATCGTCCGATCATCCCTGTCAAAGGCGATCGGCTAACTATCGGATTTGGTGACGCCACCAACGTCAAGCCAACAGACAAGACCGATCCGGTTAGGGCATTGATTAGGCTTGGTGAGCATGTAAGCCGGTTTGAATCAGAGATGAAGGCTTGCATTGGCGATGTTCCTTTGCATCAGCACGAATGGGAGGCCTACATCTCATGGGCCTACAACGTAGGATCAGGAGCTGCTTGCAAATCAACGCTGGTAAAGAAGCTAAAGGCCAGGGATTACGCTGGAGCCTGTAAAGAATTACTGAAATGGGACAAGTTCCAAGGTAAGACGCTTGCAGGGCTCACCAAGCGCAGGAAAGACGAATATCGACAGTGCATAGGGGTGAAAGCATGACTGACTGGCGGCTCGTTGCTCTTATCGTTACGCTTGTACTCACGCACGGCACTGCCGTTTGGATGGGTCGCAGTATAGGCAAGTCTGCTCTAGATAAAGCCATGATTGAGCAGCAAAACCAAATCATCGAGTTAGAGCAGCAAACCAGAGAAATCGAACAACGACTAACCGCCGAGAAACATCAAGCCGAGGTTAAATATGCCCAATCTAAACGCCAAGCGGCTAGCGCTGCCACTGCTAATTTGTCTGAGCTTGAGCAGCTGCGCCACTCGCTCGCTTCCCGTAATCAGTCAACCGGCAAAGATACCGCCTCCAGCACCGGAGCTTATGGAGCCACAGAGCGCGAACTTTTCCGAGCGTGTGCAGAAACTCTTGCAGGCATGGCGGCAGAAGCTGACCAAGTAAGCGTTAAACTGTCTGGCCTCCAGGGTTATGTGAGCGCAGTTTGTGCAAAGCAATAACCTTATCGCGCACCATTTGCCCTATATGCTCACCATGCACTTTGTCGATCTTTTCCAGTAGATCTAAACGTTTGGCTTTAGGCACTCGCAAGACCATGAGCGCCCAGTCATGAACAACAAAGGGCAACGCTTTTTCATACGCTGCCCTTATTTCCTCAAGGTCAGAACTCTTAACCTGCTTGATAAGGTTGATCCACGATTCCACGGATCGACCACTCCCGAAAAGCCTTATGTTTTGCCATTGTGTCTGGGCACTCGGTTGACGGTGGAATCCAGCCGCGCTCCCTCCAGATTTCTTCTACGGGTCTGAACTTTTCTGTCCTTGTCTGATTCTCGATTAACTCTTTCCAGTTGCTCATAATAAGCCTTTCGGGAACGGATAGACCGCATCCTCGTGAGGAGTTCCTGGCCGTGGTGCATTGAAGAACCTCCGTTTTTCCAACTCTGTAGGCTTCCATTAGAATTACTCCTTCATAAGTAACATGGAATTTATTTCTTTGTGTCTTTGTTTGTGGCATGGCTGGCAAAGCCAAACAACATCTAGCTTTTTGTCA